TCAGCGACTGTCCACTTCCCAATCTGGCACCAAGAAATCAGAGACATCATCGTCCTGAAAAATAATAAAGGAACAGAAGATAATAGGGTAAGAAAACTTGACTACTCCATCCAGATTTCAAAACTTTTCTATGAGCGTTTCATCCAGAATGGAGAAATTAGCTTGTTCTCACCGCATGACGTACCAGGTCTGTATGATGCTTTTGGTACTGATGCATTTGATGCTCGCTATGTGGGTTATGAACAGGATCAGTCTGTTCCAAGAACGACTGTTGGAGCACAAGAACTTTTTCTGGACATCTTGAAAGAGAGAGCAGAAACTGGTAGACTGTATATCATGAATATTGATCACTGTAACAGCCACTCTTCCTTTACCGATAAGGTTGAGATGAGTAACCTGTGTCAAGAGATCACTCTTCCTACCAAACCACTGAACCACATTGATGATGAAAATGGGGAAATTGCTCTCTGTATCCTTTCTGCTATTAATATTGGTAAAATTAGGGGCACTGAGGATCTTGAAAGCCTCTGTGATCTTGCTGTTAGGAGTCTTGATGAACTTATTGATTTTCAAGGATATCCCATCAGAGCAGCAGAAATCGCCACCAGGGCACGTCGTTCACTTGGAATAGGTTATATTGGTCTGGCACATTATCTTGCCAAGCACGGTGCCTCTTATCAGGATCCTGAGGCATGGAAACTGGTTCATGATCTTACTGAGGCATTCCAATATTATTTGATTCGTGCTACAGTAGATCTTGCTAAAGAGAAAGGTGCTTGTGAGTATAGTGGCCGAACAAAATATGGTCAGGGAGTTCTTCCGATTGATACATATAAGAAGGATGTAGATGAAATCGTACCGAATGAGCTTCACTATGATTGGGAGTGTCTTAGAGACGATGTCATCCGATATGGAGTACGGAACTCAACACTGTCGGCACAGATGCCTTCAGAGAGCAGTTCCGTTGTGTCAAATGCCACAAATGGAATCGAACCACCTAGAGCGTACTTGTCCACTAAAAAGAGCAAAAAGGGAACCCTTAAGCAGGTTGTTCCGCAATACACAACTCTTAAAAACAATTATACGCTTCTTTGGGATATGGAGTCCAATAATGGTTATATTAATATTGTTGCTGTGATGCAAAAGTTCTTTGATCAGGCAATTTCTGGAAACTGGAGCTACAATCCCCAAAATTATGATAATAATGAAGTTCCTGTTTCAGTGATGGCACAAGATTTACTTAAAACATATAAGTATGGATGGAAGACTTCTTATTATCAAAATACATATGATAATAAGAATGACGAACTTGAAGAACAAAAATCAGAATTAGAAAGTTTAATTAGTCAATTAGAAACCGCCGAGGAGGAAGACTGTGAGTCTTGTAAAATTTAAGAAAGATTCAGTGGACAACAAAAATACAACGGTCAGTCAAATGACCGTCTTCAATCCAGAACAAGTTGATAGAAAGAAACAACCCATGTTTTTTGGAAAACCTTTGGGAGTTCAAAGATATGATTCGTACAAGTATCCAGTTTTTGATAAATTGACGACTCAACAACTTGGATACTTCTGGAGACCAGAAGAAGTATCACTACAGAAAGATCGTGCGGACTATCAGACACTACGCCCAGAGCAAAAGCATATTTTTACCAGCAATCTTAAGTATCAGATCATGCTGGATTCTGTACAAGGGCGCGGTCCTGGGATGGCTTTTATCCCTTACTGCTCATTACCTGAACTAGAAGCATGTATGGAAGTCTGGGGATTCATGGAAATGATCCACAGTCGTTCATATACATATCTCATTAAGAATGTTTATTCAGATCCTTCAGAGGTATTTGATACCATTCTGACTGATGATCGTATTCTTGAACGTGCCACTAGTGTGACTGAAGCATATAATGAGTTTATTAATAGTGCTCAACATTATGGAACATCCAATGATTGGCAACATGCATTAGAAGAAGTCCCATCCGCACAAGAAACAAGGTATGAACTCAAGCGCAAACTCTTCAGAGCAATTGCAAACGTTAATATTCTTGAAGGTATTCGCTTTTATGTCAGTTTCGCTTGCAGTTTTGCATTTGGCGAACTCAAGCTTATGGAAGGAAGTGCAAAAATCATCTCTCTGATCGCAAGAGATGAAAATCAACACCTGGTAATTACCCAGAACATTCTAAATAAGTGGAGAGACGGTGATGATCCAGACATGAAGAAGATCTCCAAGGAAGAAGAACCTTGGATGATTAATACATTCAAAAATGCTGTAAATCAGGAAAAACTTTGGGCAGAATATTTGTTCAAAGACGGATCTATGATTGGTTTAAATGATAAACTGCTTCAGCAGTATGTTGAATGGATTGCCAATCGCCGTATGAAAGCAATCGGTATTAAACCAGTTTATGACATTTCTGCAAAGAACAATCCACTTCCTTGGACAGAGCACTGGATTTCTTCTAAAGGACTCCAAGTTGCCCCACAAGAAACTGAAGTCGAGTCCTACATCGTTGGAGGAATCAAACAAGATGTCAAAGGAGACACCTTCGCGGGATTTAGTCTATGATAGTATGAGGACATATAGAGAGGCAGCATTGTCTGATTCCTATATGTTCGGTGAATATGATGGATATCAAGCATACAAGGGGGACGAGTAGTCCCTCTTTTTTTATAAATATCCATATATGGATATAATATAAGGAACAATGTCCCTGTCTCAAAAACAATTTCATGACTTCAAAAAAGTCTGTGAAGAATTTTACGAACCAACAGAAGACCTCAATGAAGAACTGTTTGATGATATTTGTGATGAATTAATTGATGAACTCATTGAGGAAGGTTATTCTGAAGAAGATGCAGTCTTAATGATTGAGGATGCTGCTAATGATTATATTGATGAAGCAAAGGTAACTTTCGGACATGATACCCAAGCAAAAAGAGCGTCTGGTGCTCCTGTGGGTGCCCGAAGAAGGTTTGCCATGAGGAAGGCAGGAGACGCCATGAAGAAGGCAGGAGATGCCGTCAAGGGTGCTGCTGACAGAGCAGTTGGAACTGCCAAGGCTGCCAAGGCAGGTGTTGAGATTGCTGGTACTATCGCCAAGGACGAGATGGGAAGAGCAGGTAGAAAGGCAGCACACAGTGCCACTAAGGCAGCAGATGCCGTTAAGAGTGCTCCTGGTAAGGCAAGGGATAAGGCAAAGAAAGGCATCAAAGGATTCATTAAGCGTCAGGCAGAGAAGGTCGTGAAGCGTATGAGTGAAGAGAATGTAGAAGAACTCTACAAGGGTAAGCACGGTCAGACTGATAAGCAGTATGCTGATTCTCGCTCTCAAGGTGGCAAGATGGTTTCTGGTGACTCTAAGATGAGTGGTGCTGAATACACTCATGGACGTAGAGTAAAGGCAGCAAACCCTGGAATGCAACCTGATGTAGGTGGTAAGACCAAGCCTAAGTCTCAGGGTAAAATGGATAAAGGCACCCGTGCCGATCTTGAGTATCGTAAGGCAAATCTTAAGAAAGAAGAATTAGAAGCGACTGGATTGTTCTCTGAGAAAGAAATTGCTGCTATATTGGAATCTGATAATCAGGTTGATGAAGCAATGAGTTCTTATGATCGCAATCGTAAAAGAGCAGCACAAAGAGCAGCAGATAGAAATGCTGCCAGAGCTGCTGGTAAAACTGGTGTAGTTCCTGGTGTTGGTTATGTATCTCCTAGAAAGGAGAGAGAAACTTATGTTGACTCGGCAGGCACAACCAGACATAAGTCTGGGGCAAAGATGCCGAAAGACTGACATAATTCTTCAAGGGGGTTGACAACAACCCTCTTTTTTATTAGAATACCTTTGTTAGGGTTGATGGATATATAATAAGAGCTTAAACAATATGAATGGATTCATATGAAAACCCATGGATATATTTGGACAGACCTTTTACTGGGGATGATGTTCGGGACTTTTTTGGCTTTGTGTATCTCATTACCAATAAGTCCAACAAACGACAGTACATTGGGAGAAAGTACTTTTGGGCGTTTAGAACGCCGGTAGGAAAAAAAAGAAAAGTAAAAATAGAATCAGATTGGAAGAAGTATTATGGTTCTTGTCCAGAGTTAAAGGAAGATGTTAAAAAGTATGGTAAGGAGAACTTCAGTAGAGAAATACTGAGTCTTCATAAAACAAAGGGAACTTGTAATTATGAAGAAACAAAGCAATTATTTTTAAATAATGTTCTGAGTGAATCCCTTGACAACGGTGTCCCGGCGTACTATAATAGCAATATTCTCGGACGCTACATGCGGAAAGATTATGGTAACTTTGGAAGACACCCTGAAAACGACTCATGATTGGGCAGTTGATAGACTGCACACTCTCTGTGAAACCGAGACTGATGATGTGCTAAAATCAATTGAAGATGCTTATGCAATTCAATGTGAGTTTGCCGAATGGTTAAATCCAAATATTAATGATCACGAAATTTTTTCACTAGAATATCTTGGAGATGATTAATTTATGTTAGAACTTCTTGCCTCACTTACACTTGTTGATTATCAAAACCTGGCAACAGTTGTTCAGGTAGAAGCACATCCAAATTCTGCAGATGAATATTGTGTTGCTGCTTCTGTACTAAATCGTGTACTTTCTGATAAGTTTCCCAATACGATTTCTGGAGTAGTATTTGCTCCAGGTCAGTATCAAGGATTAAATTATAATTCCTATATAGTTCCAGATCCTAGATTGATTAACAAACTAAGTTCTCCTAGTGGTAATAAAAGTATTGCCTATTGGTCAAAGATTCTAAATGGAAGAACAGATTTCAAAGGACAATCTATGTTGGGATATAGAGTACCATCTCAAGATCCCATGTGTCACTCTAAAGGAAATTTCTATCACTATCACTGGCAATGATTATTCAAAAACTTAAAGAGACAATCGGTATTTTTAGTAGAAAACAGGCAACTAGTGTTAACTGGCCAGAAGTAATAGAAAATATTGAATTAGAAGCACCATTAGTTGAATGTGAGTCAGGACATTTTACTCAAGGATATGGATCATATACCGGTATTCCGGCACCTGTATATCTTGAAGATGATGAATGGTTTGGACCTGCTCCTGTGAAAACAGAAAAGCAACTTGATTATATGGAACAAGAGATAGAAATGAAACGTCAGGAACGAGAAGAAAATTTTTCTATTGAACCTGATGATATTCACCAAAAAATGTATGAAATCGTGACACAAAATCAAAACACTACTCTACATTTAAATCCTCCTGGAGGATCTGAAAACTTTCATGAAGGTCCTGGTGGTTGGAGTTCTGGAAATGGACGAGAGCAATTCTTATGAATGAAGATTGGCGATATAGTGAAGAAAAACTTGCTCTCCGTGAACAATCATTAAAAGTTCTTCTTGCTAAATATGGTGGACAAATGGAAGGAGTTATTCCAAAATATACAACTCAATCAATGTATGAATGTGCTCATGATTGGGTTTCACAAGGTAATGTAAGCACTGCTGGTATTATTAGTTATTACAAGGCATATTATTCATGAAAAAAATTATTGCATCTTTGATTGCTACTGTAGCAATTGTTCTTCCTTCTCATTCAGATCCATTACAAGATAAAGATTTTAATACCATGCATTCAATGGGATGTATGCTTCTTAGAGAATGCACTAAAGATGTTCACAAAGTCGAAAGTATTGCTACTATTGCTGATGCTTATCCCAATAGTAGTTATGATTCTATTACTAGTGAATTCCACAGAATGCTTGTCTCTTTGGAACAAGTCGGAGTTAATGTGTTTCTAGCAGATCAAAAATATTTTCCTGTTGGACATCGTGGTGTTTATCATACTGTAGGAAATAATTTCTTCCTTAATAAGGCATTCATGCATCGTCCACATGTTCTTATGAGTGTGATGCGTCATGAGGGATGGCATGCTGCACAGGATTGTATGGCAGGAACTATTAATAATAGTTTTATTGCCGTCATTAAACCCGAAGAAGAGGTTCCTAAGTTTTGGCGTAATATGGCAGAACGCACCTATCCCAAGTCAGCAGTACCATGGGAAGCAGAAGCAACATGGGCAGGTAAAACGGAAGGTATGACTGCTGCTGCCCTTTCTGCTTGTGCAAGAGGTAGAATGTGGGAGGTTTATGAACCAACTCCACTAACTAGAAAGTATCTTGTTGACAAGGGATTTATTACTAAATAAAAGAGCCTTGTGCCTCTTTTAAATGACAGATTCAAACCTGCCTACAAAAAAAGAGGAAACCAAAAAGGATAAGTTTGAGTGGGCTGATGAGGGTGTTTCTACCTTAGTGAGAGTTGTAATATTAAGTTGGTCAGCAGCAATTCTGACTCTTAATTATGTAACTGTTCCTGGTATTCCTCAAAAAAACATAGATCCGACTTTTATAGCCAGCGTATTTACCGGAACATTAGCTACTTTTGGGGTTCAACCCGCTAAGAAAAAAGATGAAGAATCAAAAAAATCTGAAGATAAAAAAGAAAAAGTAGAATGAGGTCAATGAATCATGACTTGGACTCCACATCACATGCAAGATAATCAAGAAAAACAAACCCCCAAACCATCTGTGAACCCATTTAAGTGGGTTCTACTTGGTGTTGGGGGTATAGTTGCAGTTGCACATATTGGTATACTTGGACATATGATGAAGATTACCGAAAAGTATGCTGATAAACCTCAATACCCCAATATTAATCTTCCTACAGGAGAATACTCATCTTATGATGTAAAGGTTGATAAAGAAGGATATAAGTTAAGATATAATGCAAATGATCCTAAAACTCTTACAACCACTAAGAGTTTAAGTCTTGATAAGGATCATAAAGAAAAGGGATGGTTTGGTAAAACTTCTGAAGGAAGTGAAGTTCGTAGTGAATATACTACACATGAATATACAATGGAAGGATATAAAAATCTTCAGGGGGGTGAAAAATCAAAAGAGGGAAAGTTAAGTGCCGAAAAATTAGCGTGCATCAAGGCGGAAGGTTCTGGACAAAGTACCGGTGCAATGGTAGGCTCTAGTATGACTGCTGGTATTGCTCCTGCACTAACTGCTATTCCTTATGTTGGTTGGTTAGCAGCAGGTTGGGCAGTGATGTTGGGTCAGAATGTTGGTGGTGATATTGGCGGAGAAATAGCAAAAGAAGTTAGTGGATGCTAACATTTTGTATTAGGACACTAGTAAAAAATAACTAGATAATGTAGTCGAATTAGCAAATATGAAGTTCTTTTTTGCACTTCTCACTACATTATTTTTAGTTTCACCAGCATGGGCAGTAGATGTAACCATGGGATCTGGTGGCAATCTTGTATTTGATCCTGATGAAGTAACCATTAGTGCTGGTGAATCAGTTCATTTTATTAATGGTATGCTTCCTCCACATAATGTTATTTTTGAGGGTCGTCCTGACTTAGGTCATGAATCATTGGCAATTTTGCCTGGTGAAGAATTTGATATTGCATTTTCGGAATCTGGTGACTATACTTACTGGTGTGCCCCGCATAAAGGTGCTGGCATGATTGGTAAAGTACACGTAAAATAAGTAGATAGATTATGAAAGTAGGAATTATCGGACTCGGCAGAATGGGCGAGGGTATGTCTCGTCGCATGATGAAAGAAGAAATTGAAGTATGGGGTTATAGGAGAAACTATGAAAAGGCACAAGAAGCATATGAAAACGGATATGTGGACGGAGTTACAACTTCTATTGAAAGCCTTGTTCAAGTAGTAAAGAGTGGGGATTCGGTTCTTCTTACTGGTGGTAAGAAAACTTATGTTCCGGGAATCTTTATGATGGTTGTACCAGCAGAAAATGTGGAGGGAACATTAAATGAGTTATTACCATTTCTTAGCGACGGGGATATTGTTATTGATCATGGCAATAGCAACTTTAAGGATTCTCGCAGGAGAGCAGAAAGGTTGGAAAAGTTGGGCATCCAATATATTGACTGTGGTACTAGTGGTGGAGTTTATGGTCTGGAGCGTGGATACTGTCTTATGGTTGGTGGTGCAAATACAGCAGTATCTGTATGCACCCCCATTTTCAGGGCACTTGCACCGGGAATTGGTGCTGCAACCCGCACAGATCCATACACTCGCGCAACATCTGCTGAGTACGGTTGGTTACACTGTGGCGGACCTGGCGCAGGTCACTTTGTAAAAATGGTTCATAACGGAGTTGAATATGGAATCATGCAAGCATACGCAGAAGGATTCAATATTCTTAAAAATGCAAATTTGGGATCGAATTATATTCATGAAGGCGATGCTGAAGTCGCTCCTATGTCAGACCCAGAAAATTATCAATACGATATTGATGTTGCTGAGGTGGCTGAGTTATGGCGTCGTGGTAGTGTGGTTGGGTCTTGGTTATTGGATCTTACTGCGAATGTACTTCGCAGTGATCCTAAGCTTGGAAAATTCGATGGGGGGGTTTCCGATTCTGGTGAAGGTCGTTGGACTGTTAACGCCGCTGTGGATCTTGGTGTACCCGTTCCTGTTATTAGCAGTGCGCTTTACGAAAGATTTAACTCAAGACGATTAGGTGAATTTGCCAATAAAATATTGAATGGTATGAGGTATATGTTTGGAGGTCACCATGTTCGCTGATGTCTTACTATGGATCTCGATACCCTTTGTATTATCCACAATATATTTCGGGTTACGAAAGGGTGAAAATAATTACTACGACTCAGAAGACTACAATGGAAATGGAACCGCTCACTAATCAAATTGTAATCTTTGGTGCTACCGGAGATTTGTGTAAGAGAAAACTTATTCCATCTCTTTTCAAATTGCATGAGAAAAAGTTATTACCAAATAATCTCAAAATCGTTGGAACTTCCCGTAGGGAAATGAGTAGAGACGATTGGTTATGGATGTTAGGTGATTACCCTAAAGATTTTAAAGAAAGATTGAAATGGGTATCTACAGATTTAACTTCTCAATCTACATTAGAAAAACTACCAGAAGCAGATGATACAACATACTTTTTGTCTGTTCCACCAGAAAGGTATGAATCTGCCATTGTTAATCTCAAACAGGCAGGACTTTTAGATGACCCAGAAACATCGCGTGTGGTTATTGAAAAACCCTTTGGGTACGATTATAAATCTGCTAATCATTTACAGTCAGTGGTGGGCAGGTATTTACGCGAAAAACAAGTATACCGCATTGATCATTATCTCGGCAAAGATACTGTTAATAACATCCTTACCACCCGTTTTGGCAATATTCTATTGGAACCACTTTGGAACCGGGAGTACATAGAAGAGGTTCAGATTTTCGCAACTGAAACAATTGGTTGTGAGGGACGATCTCAATATTATGAGACTGCTGGTGTCGTGAGAGATATGTTACAGAATCATATGCTTCAGGTTCTTGCATTGATAGCAATGGAAGCACCTTGTCGTATGAATGCTGTTGAGATTCGTAGAGAAAAAACAAAAGTACTTTCTGCCACTCGTTTAGGGGAGGATTTAATCTGTGGACAATATGAAAATTACCGCAGTGAAGAGGGTGTTGATTCTAACAGTTCCACTCCTACCTATTGTGCTGGTTCTCTTTTCATCGATAACTGGCGTTGGAAAGGAGTTCCTTTTCGTTTTATGACTGGCAAGAAAATGCCTTATCAGTGTGTTGAGGTTATTATTAAACTTAAGTCTCCACCACTCAGTTATTTTGGTCAAGAAACTAGTGATCGTATTGTAATTAGATTACAACCTTGTGCTCACCTTGATATTCGTATTGATATGAAGTCTCCAGGACTTAATGATAATATTGAACCAGCTACATTAACTCATCGTTATCCAGATTGGTTAGGTGTGGATGGATATGAAAAACTTTTTTTTGATGCAATTAATGGTGATCAATCACACTTTGTTCATTCTGAAGAAGTGTTAGAATCTTGGAGAATTGTTGATGATTTATTATGTACAGGTGATTCGTGTAGAATAAGAACTGCACCCTATATTTACAAAGAGGGGACTTGGGGTCCTTGGCACAAGACAGATCAAATCACTAAATGGGACTATCCAGAATGATTTTATTTGTAAGGTACACAATGGAAACGCCATGGACATTAGGTCTTATGGGTTTTTTTCTAATATTTGTTCCTGTAATTGGAATGTGGGCAATACACAAATATAATTGGCAGCATTGGGAACCATTTAATAAAAACAAATAATTATGAATTTAATTCTTCGTACACATGAGAATGTAAATGATCCTGTTTGGAGTGTTATTATTTCTATTTTAATATTATTAGTTGGAGTTTCATATTATATTGTCTATATAATGCGTATAGCTTTCGATGAATTGAACGATGAGCGACCTGACAAGTAAGGATGCTGAACAGGATAAGCAAATCGCTGTCCTAGAAAATTATTTTGGTAGTATGAGAGAACGAGTCATGAGTCTCGAAGAGAGAATGACTCGAAAAGATGACTATGACCGTCTTGAAAAAAGTATTGATGAACTTAAATCTAGAGTTCGTCTTCTTGAAAAATGGGTATGGGGTGCGGGAGCAGTCATCGCAGCAGTGATTGTCATCGCGGGTATTGCGGCAAATGCAAAGGAGGTAAAAAATGGGCGCTATGGTTCCCCCCAGTCGGAAGTCATGTTACAACTTTCGAGTCATAGAGATTAATCGGGTTCTTGATGGAGACACGATTGATGTTACTATCGATCTTGGATTCGATCTTTATAAAAAAGAAAGAGTCAGAGTCGCAGGAGTGGATACTCCGGAGAAGAGAACCCGAGATCTTGAGGAGAAGGCACTTGGTTATGACGCAACAAATTGGCTTAAAGAGAAATTGGAAGGTGCTGTATCTGGTGATGATGAGTTGTCTGTTAGGACTGAACTTGTTGGTGGCGTCGGGAAGTATGGTCGTCTTCTTGGCTGGTTATACATCGGGGATTCGGAGCTGTCCCTCAACGAACAAATGATTGCTGAAGGATATGCCTGGG